TGCCAAATGGCTATTCAACAAACTGCCCCAGATGCCAATGCGTATGTGGCCGAAGAATCAATCGATGAGCGTCCTGCTCAATCAACTACCAAGTCCGCTTCTGATGATGTTGTTTTATCAGGATGGGATGCTGCTGAAAAACTAACTACTGCTATGGGAGATTTTCCTGTAGAGACTCGTTTAATTGAAAACGAATTTCAAGTTTTCAAATTCCTGGACCAAGAAGGTCCATTTGCTATCTATAAGCAACACTTCCTTAATCAAAAGACTTCAGGAAAGCGTTCATACGTTTCTCTTGGAGCAAACGACCCATTGTGTGTAAAGCTTGGGAGTAAGCCAGAAAACAAGAGAGCGTTTTCTGTTGTTAACTTTAGTGCTGAAGAAGGACCTCAGCGTCAAATGTTAATTGCAGGTTCTCGTTTGTATCAGGCTCTACATGCTGCTCACTTCTCACCTCAAGGACCTCTTACAAAGGGTTACTGGGCTATTTCTCGCACAGGAAAGATGGCTGCAACTGTTTACACCATCACCCCTATTAAAGAGCGTGACTTGGAAGAAGACTGGAAAATTAATCCAGAGACTGCTGCTGCGGTCGTTGAAAACACACAACCATACACCGCTGATGCAATTCGTAAACCAACTTGGGAAGAGTTGGACGAAATTGCTAATTCACTTATCTAAAAACTAAATCACTTTAACACTTAATAGCAGGGTAGGACGTGCCCTATCCTGCTATTAAAAAAGGAACCCACAATATGAACATTATTACCACTACAGAAGCTTTATCAGAAATGGTTAGTCACTATCTAACTCAAGACGCTTTTGCTTTTGACGTGGAGACTGTGGGACCACAAAGAGGGTTAACTCCAGTAAATGAGGTTCTTTGGATTACTTTTGCAACGCATGGTCGTTGTGATGTTATTCCTATGGGACATCCAAATGGAGAGTTTATAGAAGAGGTGTTTCCTCTTACGGGACAAGGAGAGATTAGGAAACAGCAAGGTTTGGCGTTACGGCTTAGCGACTATTCAAGAGATAGTAAGAAGGCCACCAAAGTATTTGGACCAGCGCCAGACCAGCTGTTTCCTAACGAAGTATTTTCTGCTTTAGAGCCTCTGTTATTTGATACCAGCAAACTAACCATAGGTCACAATTTAATTTTTGATTTAACTTCTATTGCTAAGTACTACAAAGGTCGTATCCCAGAACCAGCTTACTTTGACACAATGGTTGCGTCTTTTATTGTAGACAACCGTAATAAAAACAAGTGTGGATTAGATGACTGTTTAAAGCGTGAGTTTAACTACGAGATGGTTAAAGGAGTAGGAAAAGAGGTAGAAAACTATTCTTTTGAAGAGGTTGCTAAATACGCTTATTTAGATGCTAAATACACATTTTTACTTTGGAAAACACTACAACCAAGATTAGAAGCCGCTGAACTAACTAAAGTGTTTTCTTTAGAGATGGACGTTCTTAGAGTTCTTTGCGACATGAAACTTACAGGTGCTGTAATTGACGTAGAAGCTTTGTCTTCTCTACATACATCGTTAGAAGCAGATTTAGAAAAAACTAAGGCTTCTATTTGGAAAGCTGCTGCTAGAGAATTTAACATTAACTCTAACCAAGAAAAACAACATATTTTGTATAGTTCTAAAGACGAGGGTGGTAGGGGTCTAAAGCCTAAGGTTTTAACTCCAAAGGGAGAAGACGCAGCTAAAGCAGGCAAGGAGTTATTAATAGAGCATTACTCGGTATCTGCTGAGGCTTTAGAACCATACAGAGACAAAGACGCATTAGTAACCGCGTTACTTGAGTACTCTGATTTAAACAAGCTTTTGACTACGTATGTAACCCCATACTTAGGTGGTGATGTAGTTCGTACGGTTTCAGGAAAGTCTAAGATAGAGCATAAAGAAAGCCTTTTAATAAACGGAAAGCTTCATTGTGACTTTATTCAACACGGGGCAGAGACGGGTCGGTTTTCTAGTCGAAACCCAAATTTACAAAACGTTCCAGCTCCTCACACTCCAAATGGAAAAGCCATTAGAAACTTGTTTGTTGCTCCAGAAGGCCACTCCCTAGTAGTCGCTGATTATTCTCAGATTGAACCTAGAGTTATTGCTTCGTTTAGTGAAGACCCAATTATGATGAAAAATTACCTAGAGGGTGGGGATATCTATACAACCGTTGGTGACACTATGGGGGTAGACAGAAAAGCAGGAAAAGTTTTAGTTCTTTCTATGGCTTACGGAGTAGGTCCCGACAAGATTGCTAAGTCTATAGGTTGTTCTGTGGCAGCAGCAAGAGACCTTCTTAATAAGTTTGCTGAAAGATTTAAGACTGTGGCAAGTTATAGGTCTAAAGTTTTAGGTGCTACTAGACGAGGCAGACCCCCTTACGTAACTACCATAACTGGTAGACGTAGGTATTTGCCAGAGATATTTTCTAAGGACCCAGGTGTTAGAGCTGGAGCAGAACGTCAAGCTTTTAATACTAGAATCCAAGGAAGTGCCGCAGATATTATTAAAATAGCCATGGTGCGTGCTCATACCATGCTACCAAAACAGGCTAAGATTACGCTTACCGTCCACGACGAACTGGTTGTAACAACTCCAGATAACTTAGTAGACGAAACAGTTTCTAAACTAAGAGAGGCCATGGAGGGAATTAATGTGTTAAAGGTTCCATTGATTGCTGATATTACTGTAGCTAAAAGGTGGGGAGACGCTAAGTGAAGTTTCCATTTTTTAATAGATTCTCTAATGACAAAGAGCCTGATTGGGTAGTAACTAGAGACTCAGTTCCTTTATCTACATTGGCTAGATGGTATATCTACGATATGGGTATTGAAGAGCCAAATAAGTTTGGCGGTAAAGTGTTTAACTTAAATCCAATCAGTAATGAAGGTAAAGAAAAAGAAGAAGAAGATAGTGCTAACAGAATGAGTTTTGTTTATCCCATACTTCCTTTTTTAAGTGTTATGGCTGAATTAAACGCAAAAGCCATATCTGAAGTACAAAAAGCTGACATGATAAAACACGGTATGCCAGAGGACGAAGTAGATACTGGTCTTGTTGAAACAACACAGTTTTATCAAAACATTAGTTTTGCTGCGTTAATATCAAGTTACGCAGCAGCTGCTGAGTTGGGTTTAATTGATATATCTGGTACATTTACCGACATAGATGAAATGGATAACAAATGAGCGATTGGTGGTCAAAAAAATTAGGAACGAATACGCCTACTCAAAGTACACAGTACATACCTCAAAATACTCCTCCTGTTGTACAACCCGCTCCACAGACACATACCCAATCTGGAAATCGTCTGCCAGAAAGCGCGATGACCAGTTCAAGATGTCCACACTGTGGGAGTGGAAACTACGGCAAATCAAGCCCTGATACAAGAGCAAGATGTTATGACTGCGGTTATCCAATACAACAGTCAGGAACTGGAACTCCAGGAGTTAGATTGCCAAGCACAGGTGCTGCTGAACCTACTAAACAAATAAATACATCAAACAACTTTAATCCAACAACTATTATTGGAAAGATTGAATAATGAGTTTTAATAAAGTACTAGCATTAATTAATAAAAAGTATGGGGATGGAACAATTGTTGTTGCGTCTGACGTATTGCCTAGTACAAGAATCACTTCAGGCTCACTCGCTTTAGATGTAATCCTAGGTGGCGGTTGGCCTACAAATCAATGGCATGAAATTGTTGGTGAAGCTAGTAATGGAAAAACAGCATTAGCTCTTAAAACTATTGCCGCTAATCAAAAGAAAGACCCTAATTTTACTGCTGTGTGGGTAGCAGCAGAACAATGGGTACCAGAATACGCAGATATGTGCGGAGTAGACCTATCTAGAGTTCACGTTTTAACAACTAACGTAATGGAAGTTGCTTTAACTGCCGTTTTAGATTTAGTAGAAACAAAGGAAATAGATTGTGTGGTCATTGATTCGCTGGCAGCTTTGGTTCCTGCTGCTGAAGACGAAAAAGAACTTGAAGAGTTTACTGTCGGCCGTGCTGCGTCGTTAATGGCTAAGTTCTTTAGAAAAATGGAAAAGGCTGGTGGTCGCAGCCTTATTAACGAAGAGCGCCCTTTTGTCGGGTTAATTATTAATCAATACCGTATGAAGATAGGAGTTACCTACGGAGACCCCCGCACTACTCCTGGAGGAGAGGCTAAGAACTACTTCTTCTTTACACGTGTAGAGGTTAAACGAGATGACTGGGTTGAAGTAGGAACTGGTCAAGAAAAACGTCGTATTGGCCAGACTATTAAATTTCAAACAAAAAAGAACAAGTCTGCTCCACCGTCTCAATCCGCTTTTGTAGATTTTTATTTTGCTGATGGTGGCGTAGTTCCCAAAGGTAACTATGATTTTGCTAAAGAAATTGTTGCTATTGGTTACCTATACAAAATCATTAAGAGAGCTGGGGCGTACTACAGATACGCTGGTCGTCAGTGGCAAGGTGCAGACGCTTTGTTAGCTTCTTTAAGAGAAGAGATAGACTTAAAAGAGGAGTTAGAAAGAGAAGTTTTAGACATTGTCAGAAACAAAGGCACCTTAGGCGCAGACCCGACTGTTGAGCCTGATGAAGAGTGAAGGCCAAAAACAGTCTCTTAAACACGAGAAACGATTAGCTAAAAAAATTGGAGGAGGCCGAAATGCTGGCTCCGGAGCTTTTTGGCAACGTAAAGGTGACGTTAGGTCTAAAGACCTTTTAATAGAACATAAATGGACTGGTAAACAGTCTTTCACAGTAAAAGCTGATGTTCTTGAAAAGATTATTACCGAGGCTATATTAGACAGCAGAACGCCTGTGTTAGGTTTCAGTTTAAACAAAGAAAACTACGTAGTACTACTAGAGGATGACTTCCTGCAGATTCGAGATACCTTGCTAAACATGATAGACTTGGAGCGAGAACACACGGAAGAGGAGTAGCCCTAAATAAGGAGCATACTTCTTGCCTGCAGAACCCCAAGACGATTGGCGTCATAGCGCCAAGTGCCGTGGTATGGATACTGAACTTTGGTATCCCCCTCGTGATAAAGATTTGTATAAAGAAATAGCAGACAAGTCAAAAGCCGTATGTTTTGGCAAAGACGGTAGACCACCATGCCCAGTACGAGTTCAATGTTTACTTGAGGCAGACAGAGTTGATGAACCCCACGGTATATGGGGAGGACTTAGCCATCGTGAGCGCAACGCTTTAAAAAGAAAAGTAGAGAAAAAAGGTATGACGCTTAAAGAATGGGTTATTGCAGATAGCACAAAGAAGTAGTCTGTGGTAAGTTCATCCTCTAGGAGGAGAGATGATTCTAAGAACAGAGAAAAGTGCCGCTTTGGATAAGTTTTTAAAAGCAGGCAAAACAAATAGTAGGGTGTTAGGGAAAGTAGAAAGACATATTCTTTCTACACCTCGTGATGCAAGTAGACGAAGTGATTTGTTACACCCTTCCGCTATGGTCAGTCCTACTTGGTGTCATAGGGCTTCTTACTTTCATTTACTTGGACACGAACCTGCTCCAAGACCTATAACTTTAAATCAACATATGATTTTTGCTGAAGGACATCGTATTCACGAAGTTTGGCAAGATGTTTTCAGAGACATGGGTACTTTGTACGGCATGTGGGAAATCGTGGAAACAGGTGCTACTTACTGGGGATTTGCTTCTGACCACAATGACGAGTACACAGTAAAGTACAGAGAAGTTCCTTTAGATAACGAAGAGTTAATGATTACAGGCCACGCAGATGGGTGGCTTGTTGGTTTTGGTGAACCACTTTTATTGGAAGTAAAGTCTATTGGAATTGGAAGTATGAGGTATTACTCACCGGGACTTGTAAAAGCAGATTCTGATTTTGCTGCTGCTTGGAAAGCTATTGAGACTCCGTTTGAATCTCATATTTCACAAGTTCAGTTATATTTAAAGTTGTTAGAGTTGTCTGACCATGAGGTTACTCCACAAGAAGCCGTAATCATTTACGAGTCAAAAGTTAATCAAGAAGTAAAAGAGTTTGTTGTAAGAAAAGATTCTTGGGGCATTAACCACATATTAGATGCCGCTAAAATGATTGTAGAGGCGGTAAAAACCAGGACTCCTCCAGACTGTAACAACGGTGGTAGGATGTTATGTCAAGGATGCAAGGGGTATAAAGATGAGCAGAAGTAGTTTAATTGCAGATTCCGTTAGTAGTAACGCTTTAACTACACTTAAAGAACAGGGATTTGTAGTCGACTTAGAAGTTGATTTAAGTAGGCCAACATTACCTAATAACATAACTGAACTAGGTGATGAAGATTTAATGGAGTTGTACACTAAATTTGTTGCGTATTCAGACTTCATCAACACTCAGCTTTCTTGTGCAATTATTGATGAGAAAGAGCTAGAACGACGCATCGAGCTAGCAGAGGCTACTACTTTTTTAACGCTATCAACTGCCACCTCTAAGTTAACTACCGTACGGCCTCAGGTTGCTTCAGATGAGGACGTAGTTCAGTTAAAAGAAGAGCATATGCAAAAGTTTGCGTATAGAAAGCTTATTGAAACTATGGCTAACAACTACGATAGAGGAAGCTCTGTATGTAGCCGAGAGTTAACACGACGAACCTCTAACGATAACTTTAAGACCCGAGCAAAGAAATTTACAACATGACAACTCCCATTAAATTTTTTGATGGTGGACTTACTAAAGAGGCTAAACGAGTTTCTATAGGTATAGACCAGTCGTACACTGGGTTTGCGTTTACCGCAATGGATATGGATAGCGGTGAGTGGATGACTACAGTTACAAAGGCTCCAGGAACTCACGTAGATAGGTTGTACTTTATTGGTAGGTCTTTAGAAGGAACTTTAAACGCTTTGTCTAAGAACGCAGAAGAAGTTGTGGTTGCTATGGAAGGGTACGCCTACGGTTCTCAAATGGCAAACATGGCTGGGGAACTTGGTGGACTAGTCAAGTTAACTTGTTTTATGAGTCTTGACAGTTTTCATGGAAAGTACCCATACATAATCCCACCTACAGTTCTTAAGAAATACGTTACTGGAAAAGGTAACGGTATACAAAAGAATCAGATACTGCTTCACGTATACAAAAAGTGGGGCGTAGAGTTTACCGATGACAACGCTGCTGACTCGTATGCGCTCGCTCATTTAGCCGCTGGAAGACATGGTCTTTCTTACGAAAAAGATATCTACAACAACATACAAGACCCTAAATACAGAGAAAAGCCTTAAGCTTTAGGCATGAGCGACCAGCCTATTCCCATTAGCTCCCTAAAGCCTGATTACGAGGCATCTATGGATATGCGTGGTACCCCAACACACGTATGTGTATGTGGGTCTACCCTGTGGAATATAAAAGCCATGTTTGAAGACTATGAGATTTCTATGTACTTTTTAGACATGGAATGCGCTTTATGCGGGTCTTTGGCCACCGCCCCCACCTTGGTAGATAGTCCAGGTTACACCCCTAATTCATAGTTAAATTGCCGTATATTATTTCTCACGGGAGTACTACTAGACGAATATAGAGGAACTACATGTCCGAATTACAAGAAGAGCAGGTATTACGCGTAGGCGCAGGCAGTAACCCACAATCCGTGGCCTCAGCTATTGCACACGCCATATACGAAAGCAATACTTGCAAGATTAGAGCCGTAGGCGCAGGCGCAGTAAATCAAGCTGTGAAAGCGATTGCTATTGCTCGAGGCTACACCGCTCCCAGAGGTATTGACCTAGCCTGTGTGCCGGGGTTTGCCTCAGTTGAAAGTAACGGTGACACTATCAGTGCTATCGTTTTTAGAATTAATGCAGTCAGTTAAGCCTTATTTTTCAACAGTAAGGCCGTATTGTTGTATTACCAACTCTTAGGCCGAAGAGGTATAAAATGAAAGAACCAAAAAGCAAGTTTTCTACGATGGAAACCAGCGCTGCCCGCGGAGCACGAAACGCTTCTGCTGAAGGCACTTCTGGCAAGCTTGTTAAGAAGAAGGGCGCTCAAGCTGGCGACCCTTACGCACAAGCAAAGCCTTCACGTAAGAATGTAAAAGCAGCTGGAGTACGTGCGTATGGCATTAGAACTGCAATGCCTACTTACAAAGACCCTGCTGCAGGAATGACACAAGCCAACGGCAGAATTTTTACTGCTGCGCTAAATCGTCAAGCTCCTAACTTTTCGTCAGGTGCATCAGACGCTTTAGCAAACTAACAACTTAATAGCGAAATAGGACCGCAGCCTTACGGCTCGGTCCTATTTGCATTTTCTCGTTTTGCAACGTCAATATTTGTCAAAATGTGTTAGGCTAATGACACTTGTGTAGTTAAGCATGAGTAGGAGAGGCCTATGTTATCTGAAAAGATATTGAATATAGCTAAAGAAGGCGCTATACACGGCTGTGTTGTAAAGGTGTGGTTGCTTACTCAACCAAAAGAATTACAAGAAGCATTTGATTCGCTTATGAAAAGCCCAAATGCAAACCTTTCCGTAGCTTATAGATACATATCTGAAGAAAATAGCGATTTACCATTTAAAAGAACTTCTTTCACAACCCATATTAGAGGGAGATGCACTTGTCCGACGAGCTAGTAGAAAAGCTAACTAATCTTTTAAACACTGAGGTACCTGATACAGCTTGGTTGTGGCCACCTATTCAACAAGCTTCGCCTACAGTTATAAAACCAGCTGTTTATAAGAATAAAAAATCTGACAAAGGGCCATACAAACTAGTTATGTTTGTACCAGACCCACAAATCGGATACAGAAAATACGAAGATGGGACATTGGACCCATTTCACGATGAAGCCGCAATTGATGTACATTTTCAATTGTTAGCGTACTTAGAGGCAAAGTACGGAGTAGATGAAATCATTCATTTAGGAGATTATTTAGATTTACCAACTATGGGCAAATACGCACAAGAAGAGATGTTTGCACACACAGTACAGCCAGCTATAGATTACGGACATCAGTTGTTAGCTAAACAAAGAGCAACGTGTCCAAATGCAAAAATTGTTTTAATTGAAGGCAATCATGATTGCCGTATGAACAAGTTTATTACTATGAACGCCATGGCGTCTAAAGGTATTAAAAGAGCCATGCCTAAACCAGATTCTTGGCCTGTAATGTCTATTCCTTATTTACTCAGATTAGACGAATTAAAGGTTGAGTATATTGGCGCCTATCCAGCAGGTGAGTATTGGTTGAATAAAAGTCTAAGAGCTATTCATGGAACTAGCGTTCGTTCTGGAGGCTCAACAGCCAGTGCGTACGTAAACAAAAATCCCCACATTTCTACAATTTTTGGACACGCACACAGACAGGAGATGCAATATAAAACTGTACATGACCAAGACGGTCCCATCAGAAGCGTTTCAGCAAGCCCAGGGTGCCTATGCCGTGTGGACGGAGCAGTCCCTTCTTATGGCAGTGGCCTTAGTGAGCAAGGCCGTCCAGTAAAGCATTGGGAAGATTGGCAACAGGGAGTCATGCTTGGCTGGATTAGGGAAGACGGCCATTTCATACTGCAGCCAATTAACATTTTAGACGGTTGGACAGTTCACGAAGGAAAAGAGTTTACCGCTAAGTAATGTTCTGATAGGCGTATTATGTATGTATGCCAGGTACCCATCAGAATATACAGAGTCTCGGAGCTTCGGGACTCTATGGAACTTACACTAATTACGGTGGCGGCGGTGTTCCTGTTGCTCGTTCTGAGCTCGACTATTTACGTATGGGTGTGGGTCGAGAACCTTCCGCAGAGTATCCAAATGGGTACCTAGGCACCATACGTTCACGACGTGATGACAGAGGCGTAGCTAACGGAACTTCTGACCGCGTTTTAGATAAGATGAAGCAACGTGTAGGACAACGTTCCTACCAACGTGGTGTGCACCGCGGAGAGCGCATCGACCCATCAGATTATTATTATCCTTCTGGTTTAGATAGAGACCGCGGAATTAAAAGACAAATTGCTGCTGCTCGTCGAGGAAACCCTGTAACTAGAAACGCACCAGTATCTAAGTTAGCACCTGCACCTCATTTAGTAAATGATGGTAAAGCAAATACAAAACACAATGCTCCGTACGAAGTAAACCAACGACGCGTTGACCAAATTTCTAGACTAAAGCCTGGGTGGAATTAATGCCAAATACACCCGATGGGGTTTATGGAGAAAGACCGTGGTCTACCAACAGACCTTGGCTAGCCGCTGGTAAAGCTGCGTATCCTCCTCAAGCATATATTGGTCCATTTGCTAGTAATCAAGAACGACTAGTTACGCAATCCTTAGAAGTAGCTAATATGACTGGGGAAGAGATTCAAGAATATGTTCGCCCACCCCTACCTCAAGTAGAGCTATTCCCACCTAGATTTGGGTATAAGAACACGGAATACAGTATTGAGGATATCGTTGAGCTTACTAGTAGGACTTATGAAAGAACTGACTACGCTCAGCAGCCAAACACTACTGAGTCCACCAGTCGAAACACCCTAGGACAGGTATAAAATAGTATTATGGAAAATACAATTAAGTATTTAGATGACCAAGGTGAAGGCATGCCATATGTGCTTGACCCGGTAACCGGTAAAAGCTTATCTGTCTACAACGGGTCAGTTCCATGCGGAAGCTGTGGGTCATTATTAAACCCAGTTCAATCTTTATCATCCACCCTATGTCAACCATGTGGCCGTAAGAAAGCAGCTAAATCAGTTGCTAACAGAATGGCTTAAGAAAGGTAAACATGACAGTCAATAACTCACGTTCACAGAACGCAGATATGTTAGAAGGCGCAACAGACGGTAAGTACCGTAAGCGTCGTCCAAACACAACTGTAGCCCCAGGTATGGGCGACCAGATTGTTGTTCAAAACCGTGCAGGTTTAAATCCTTATATGAATTATGATTTTATTAATTCAGAGGCTCCTAACAAAGTAAACCCAGGAGCTTAATATGGCAAAGCCAGCCCGCGCTAATCAAAGAAATGCTGGAGAGCACATTCTTAATAGAAAGCCTTTCAAAGCATCTAACTTTTCAGGCGGTAGTTCTTCTACAGGGCTAGGTCGTTTGCCAGAAGATGAAGCAGCAAAGTTTAAAGAGCATAACCCTGAGTACGTAGTTAACTCGTACCAGACACCAATTGCTTGGTATTCTGAGAAAGCTGGATGGCACGTGCCAAGCACTAAATATAGCTCGTCTACATCTAAGCATCAAAACGTAGTTCGTCGTGCAGTCGAATTTGGCGAAGGTAAGGATGGAGCAACAAAGTGATTCCAAGTAAGAGTCAATTTAATTCTAGCAAAGAAGGCTTAGCCGTTTTAGGAAAGGCCGTTTCTGCAGCAAAAGAAAAAAATGAAGCAGCAAAGAATGACCCATGGGTAAACACTGGCAAAGATGTAGCAAACGATTATCGTGACCCAATGCCATCAGTTAAAGTAGTAAAGAAAGCAAAATAATGAAGCCAGTATCTGCACAATTTAAAAGAATTCAACTTCCTACTCAGAGCGAGCAAGAGGTACGCGCTGTAGTGGCTAAAGGAAATAAAGTTGCAAACGCAAAGCGAGAAGCTTCTGATAGTGTTTTTGAACAAGATTTAAGAGTAATTGCAAAAGAAGAAAAAGGCTCTAAAGTAGAGAACAATCTAAGAGTCCGTGCTGCTGCTGACGACACTGGACCTCTACGCAACCTAACTGAACGAGAGCACGGGTTTGTTCAACAGGCACAAAATCGTTTTGAAAGAAGCACTGGACCTGAAAAAGAAGCACATCGTAAACAGATTGGAAAAGCGCTTCAAAAAGGCGTAATTGATAGTCGACGTGTAACTAGATTAGCTTGTCAAACCCCAGGTTGCGGTAGTTCTGTATCTATGGAATCCTCAAAGGGAGATGTAACCTGCCCTTCTTGCACAGCTTCTGGAGATAAAGCTGGTGCAACGTATAAGGACCGTCCAGAAACCGTTATGAGTGGAGACCGTTCTGACGTGGGTA